GTTACATCATTTATTGATACAATTAGTTCGTAGGAGGAATTATGACGGCAATAGTAAATGGAATCCAATACATCGGAGGCGGAACGGCTCCAAATGAATTTATAAATAATCAAGCAGGTACAATTGATGGCACACAAACTGTCGAGAACGGTGTTCTTGCAGGACCTATCACTATACCTGGTACAGTAACAGTAACAGGGACTTTAGTAATAGTATAATGTCAAAGATAGAAGTAGATGCAATAGATAAACAAAGTGGTTCAACCTTAACTTTAGGTGGATCAGGCACGGCTGTAACTTTAGCGTGCGGCGCTACTCAAACAGGTTTCGGTAGAACAGGAACTGTTGATTGGCAAACGACTCCTAAAACAGGAGACTTCACTGCAGTAAATGGTGAAGGTTATTTTGTTGATACAACATCGGGCACTATAACAATGACATTACCATCTGGCACAGCAGGGGCAATAGTTGCAATACAAGATTATAATAAAACTTTTGACAATAACAATTTTACAATGAATCCTGCAAGTGGAGAAAGAGTGAACGCTGGAACTTTAAGTGCTGGTTTAACAATAAGTACAGAAGGTCAAGGTATAACTTTAGTTTATGTTGATGGAACAGTTGGTTGGAAAACAATAAATGATAACAATTTTAATGCGGGTGGATCTACGTTTTTAGTAGCTACCGGTGGTACGGAAGTGACTAGTGGAGATTTTAAAATTCATACATTTACAGGACCAGGAACTTTTTGTGTAAGTGAAGGAGGTTCACCAGCTGGAAATGATAAAGTAGAATATTTAGTAGTAGCCGGAGGTGGTGGTGGTGGTGGAACCAATTGTCAATATGATTCAGCAGGCGGTGGTGGAGCAGGTGGTTATAGAGAATCACCTGGAACTACAGCAGGTTCTTATACAGTTTCACCTTTGGGTGCATCTCCTGCAACCGCTGTAACAGTTAGTGCACAAGCATATGCAATTACAGTTGGTGCTGGTGGTGTAGGAAATCCTAACAATGGTTGCACAGGTACTAATGGTACTCCTTCAACTTTTGGATCAGAAATAGTTTCAGCTGGTGGTGGAGGCGGAGGTTCAGCAGGTGGTATTGCTGGATCACCTGGAGGCTCTGGCGGTGGTGGAGGCGGAGGCGGTGGCCCTCCTGGACAACCAGGTGGAACCGGAAATACACCTCCCGTAAATCCTCCACAAGGTCAAAATGGTGGTCTTGGTGGTGGTAATCCAAATTTTTATGGCGCTGGTGGTGGCGGTGCACTTGCTGCAGGGGTGGGTCCTGGTGGACCAGCTTCTCCAGCTGTAGATGGTGGCGGTGGTGCAACTAGTTCAATAAATAATACCCCTACTGCAAGAGCAGGTGGTGGAGGTGGTGGTTCATCTCCTGGTAGATCACCAGCAGGTGGTGGTTCTGGAGGATCTGGAGGCGGTGCAAACGGTGGAAATAATAATGGAACAACTAACACAGGCGGTGGTGGAGGTGGTGGATCTAATGGTCAAGGCGGAACTGGTGGTTCTGGTATAGTAATATTAAGGTATAAATTTCAATAATTATGACAAGTACAATTAAAGTAAACAATATACAAAACCAATGCGGTGCAAACATCATTAACGAGAATAGTAATACAATTACTATTGGCGCTAGTGGTGATACGATTACATTAGCATCAGGTGCATCTCAATCAGGTTTTGGTAGAGAAGGTTCTGTTAATTGGCAAACGGGAAGTATTAAAACAGGAAATTTTACAGCAGCTAGTGGTGAAGGTTATTTTATAAATTCAAGTGGTTCTATAACGGCAAGTTTGCCAGCAGGGTCGCCAGGTGCAATTGTAGCTTTTTCAGACTATGCAAGAAATTTTAACACACATAATTTTATTATATCACCAAATGGTTCAGAAAAAATTGGTGGAACTGCAGCAACTTTAACATTAACTGTAAATGGTCAATCTTTAACTTTAGTTTATGTTGATTCTACTAAAGGATGGGTTAACGTTCAAAATGCTGAAGACACTGAAGTAGGACAAGCTTTTATACAAGCAACAGGAGGTACAATAACAACCTCTGGTAATTGCAAAATTCATACTTTTACAAGTCCAGGTACATTTTGCGTTTCTTCTATTTCATCGTGTGCTGCTAATAATGAGGTTTCTCACGTGGTCGTAGCCGGTGGTGGTGGAGGTGGAAGCTATCACGGAGGAGGAGCTGGTGCAGGAGGGTTTAGAGAAAATAAGTCTCCGGTAACTCCATACACTGCAAGTCCGCTTGATGGTCAACCAAGTGCTCCTAATAGAGTTGTAGTAACAGCAACAGCTTTTCCAATAACAGTTGGAGCAGGTGGTGCAGGAAAAGTAATGCCAGGTAATGGCGTTGGAGCTTCAGGATCTAATTCAGTTTTTTCAACAATAATATCTGCAGGTGGTGGCGGAGGTAGTTCTAATCCTTATAACGGAATTTCGGGCGGTTCTGGTGGTGGAGGAAATAGTTGTAATTCACCTAGTTCTGTTGGAGCAGGAAATACACCTCCTGTTAGTCCTCCTCAAGGAAATCCAGGAGGAAATTCAGGTTATGGCGCACCACATTATGGAATGGGTGGTGGTGGTGGAGCTAGTGCTCCAGGTGGTAGTGGTAGTACTTCAGCAGGTGGGACAGGTGGAGCAGGAGTTTCATCAGAAATTACAGGATCAGCAGTAACAAGAGCTGGTGGTGGAGGCGGATCAAGTTATAACGGAGGAACTGCTGGAGTTGGTGGAGCTGGTGGTGGAGGAACCGGTACAAGAGGAAACACTACAAATGGAACAGATGCAACAGCTAACACTGGCGGAGGTGGTGGTGGCGGTGAGAGATGTGTTCCAGATGATAATGGACATAACGGTGGTAGTGGAATAGTTATAATAAGATATAAAGTTAGTTAAATATGAGTGAAATAAAAGTAAATAAAATTAGTCCAAGAACAAATTGTGGAACGGTTACGTTAGGAGATAGTGGAGATACATTTACTATTCCTGCTGGTGCAACAATTAACAACCAAGGCACAGCAACAAACTTCGGTGCAACAGGTTCTGCATCGTGGACAACAACAGTTAAAACTGGAGATTTTACAGCAGTAGCAGGAGAAGGATATTTTGTAGATACATCAAGTGGTGAAATTGATGTTTCATTACCAGCAGGAACAGCGGGAGCTGTAGTTGCTGTTGCAGATTATGCAAAAAATTTTGCTACAAATAATGTAATTTTAGTTCCAAACGGTTCAAATAAAATTAATGGTTCAACAACTACTGCAAAATTAGATACTAATGGAATTGCTGTTACATTAATTTTTATAGATGCTACAAAAGGTTGGATAGTAACTGATGACGGTCAAGCAAATAGTGTAAGTCAACCTAGATTTATTTCAGCAACAGGTGGAACTATAACAACTGTTTGTACAAATTTTAAAGTTCATACTTTTACAGGACCAGGAACATTTTGTGTTTCTTGTGCTGGTAATTCAGCAGGTGCAAATACAATAGATTATTTAGTGGTAGCCGGTGGTGGCGGGGGTGGTGATGGAGCTGGTAGCTCAGTAAACGCTGGGGGTGGCGCAGGAGCAGGAGGTTATAGAGAATCATCAGGTGCAGCCTCGGGATGTTATACAACAAGTCCTTTAGGAGCTTGTGTTAGTGCTTTACCAGTTACAGCAACAGGATTTCCTGTAACAGTAGGTGCAGGAGGAACTACCGGCGTAAATGGTAATAATTCAGTTTTTTCAGGTAGCCAAACAATTACATCAGCAGGTGGAGGAAGAGGTGGTAATGGTAGTTCATCTCAAACAGTTGGTTGTGCTGGAGGTTCTGGTGGAGGAGCAAATACAAATTGTGGTTCAGGCGCAGCGGGAAATACACCACCTGTAAGTCCACCACAAGGTAATCCTGGTGGAAGTGGTTATCCAAATGCTTCAGGTGGAGGCGGTGGAGCAACTGCCGCTGGAGGTAACGCATCAAATAATACAGGAGGCCCCGGAGGTGCTGGAGGAACTTCAAGTATTAATGGAACTCCAACAGCAAGAGCTACAGGTGGAGATGGAGGTGCAACACCAGGTCCAGCAGGCACACCTCAAGCAGCTAATACAGGTAATGGAGGTCCACGTGGAGGACATCCAGGTGCAGCAGGAGGAACAGGTGGTTCAGGAATTGTTATTATTAGATACAAATTTCAGTAGTTGAATGGTAATTAAAATTAATATATAAGGAGAAACATTATGGCACATTTTGCAAAACTAGGAGCTAACGGAAAAGTTATTCAAGTGTTAACTATGGATAACGATAAGATGTTAAACGCTGATGGTGTTGAGGATGAAACAGTAGGTCAACAGTGGTTAGAAACACATAACAACTGGCCTGCACAAATGTGGATTCAAACATCTTATAATACAACAGGTAATCAACATAATTCAGGCGATGACTCAAAAGCATTTAGAGGAAATTACGCAGGTATAGGTTATGAATGGGATGAAGATAATCAAATTTTTTGGCCCAAAAAACCTTTTGCTTCTTGGGTAAAAGATACTACAACTGCATCTTGGAAATCACCAATCGGTGACGCTCCAGCATTAACTGCAGAACAAACTTCACAAAATGAAGCTGGCACACATTCTTGGGGATACTCTTGGAATGAAGATAATCAATCCTGGGACTTGACAGATAGCAAAGCATAAATTAAAAATGGTGGTGGTATGCAGAAGAAAGTATTAACAGAGCAAGCATTATATTTTGGTGATGTGGTGATGCCTAAAGATTGGGACATTGACCGGGATAAATTATCAGGCGACATTTTACAATCAGTAATTCAAAACAAAAATTTTCCGTTCTCAAGAACTTGGGATATGTTAAATACCTATATGCGAGATCACATTGGTCTTGAGTATGGTTTTAGTTTAATCAATAAAGAAACGTGGGGTAACATCTATAAACCTGGTGAAACTACAATTCCTTTATTAAATATTGATCCAGTAGATTTACGTAACTCTCCAGATTATACACTACTCTATGGTGTAAAAGTAAAAGACTGTATGGTTAGAATACACTATGAAGATAACAGACGTAAAGGTAGATCTTGGGATATATCACTTAAAAATAATATGTTTATAATGTTTCCATCTACAAATATGTATTACTTAACTAATAATCAAAAGGATAGTTTAAATTTCGTACAAACTATAACATATGAATATATCTAATTATTATTGGTACTTTAGTGGCGTGCTAACATCAAAGTTTTGTGATGAAGTAATACAATATGCTAATCAACAAAAAGAAGTTATGGCTAGAACAGGCGGCTATGGTGATAGAAAATTAAATAAAGAAGAAGTCAAAAATCTACAAAGAAAAAGAAAATCAGATTTAGTTTGGCTCAATGATACTTGGATATATAAAGAATTACATCCATACGTTCACGAAGCAAATAGACAAGCTGGTTGGAACTTTGATTGGGAAAGATCTGAGTCTTGTCAATTCACAAAATATAAGTTAAATCAATATTACGATTGGCATTGTGATAGTTGGGATAAACCTTATGACAGAAAAGATCCAAACAATCCAGAGCACGGAAGAATTCGAAAACTATCTATGACTTGTCAGTTAACAGATGGTTCAGAATACAAAGGTGGTGAATTAGAATTTGATTTTAGAAACTATGATCCACATATGAGAGACGAATCAAAACATAGAATACAATGTAAAGAGATATTACCAAAAGGATCTATCATTGTGTTTCCTAGTTTTGTGTGGCATAGAGTTAAACCAGTAACATCAGGCACAAGATATAGTCTTGTGGTATGGCATTTAGGGAGGCCTTTTAGATAATGTTTATAAATAGTTATTTTCCAACTGTAATTTGGACTGAAGAAAAACCAGAGTTTGTAAAATCTTTAAATAAAGCTTCTAACAAATATATTCAAGAAGCTCGTAAAAGAAATAAAGAACATATAAAAAAGTTTGGTGACTTTGGTACATCACATCATTCAACACCATTAACTGCAGATAATGATTTTTTAGATTTTAGAAATTATATTGGTCAAAAATCTTGGGAGTATTTAGATCACCAAGGTTATGATATGTCACAATACACAACCATGTTTAGTGAGTTGTGGGTACAAGAGTTTTCTAAAAAAGGTGGTGGTCATCACTCAGCACACATACATTGGAATCAACACGTATCAGGTTTTTATTTTTTAAAGTGTAGTGATAAAACATCATTCCCTATATTTCACGAGCCGAAGACTGGTGCCAGATGTACAAAATTAAAAATGAAACCAGATATAAAAGGTGTATGGCCAGGTCACGAACAATTTCATTTAAAACCTAAACCAGGAACACTAGTTATATTTCCAGGATACTTGGAACACGAGTATGCAGTAGACTTTGGTATTGAACCATTTAGATTCATACATTGGAACATACAGGCTGTGCCGAAAGAGATGGCTAAAGATGTTTAAAAAGAAAAAGTATACAGTTATCCGTCAAGCAATATCAAAAGACTTAGCAGCTTTTGTTGCAAATTATTTTTTAATGCAGAAACAAGTATATGATACTTGTAGAGAGCGTAAATACTTTTCACCATTTGAAACTATCATTGGATATTATGAAGGAGAAAACGAACAGATTCCAAATACCTATTCTCAATATGCTAATATGGCTATGGAAACGTTATTACTTAAATGTCAGCCAGGTATGGAAAAAGCAACAGGATTAAAACTATATCCTGCATATACTTACGCAAGAATTTATAAAAAAGGTGATGAACTTAAAAGACACAAAGATAGATTTAGTTGTGAAATATCAACTACTATGA